CCGCCGTACCAAAAGCTCCAATTGACATATAGCCTTCGTGCATCTGTGAACTAAAAAATGCTTTTGGAGAATAACGATAAGAAAACATAATTTCTGTAACTTGATCAAACCACAGACGAACTTCATAATCTCTATTAAGAACAGGATTTGTTGAACGCAATTGATGCCATCTTGCACCTCTTGGCGTCAATAAACTTTCAACAGCAGAGGCAAACCGTTCACAGGCAAGGGCGGCGGTGGCGTCGTACAACTTCGACGTGCGTTTGTCACCTGGAGTTTGTTCACCTGTAAAAATACGAGAACGAGGCAAAACACGTTCAGCTATTTCTTCCCAATGGCTTTCCCAGACAGACCGATCATTTTTTAATCTGCGATAGCGTGTAAAAATTTCTTCAGTATTTGGTGCAGCCATTTATATCTCCAAAAGCGTATTCTTGCGAATAGCCATTTGATCGCTGTTACGCGGTGTGCCTAACAAAGTTGAGTTCATATTATTACGCGAAGCTGAACC